TCCAAGTTCTCTTACAAGTAATACAACTGGTTATCAGAATATAGCAATTGGAATTGGTGCTTTACAAGATAACACAACTGGATATTCAAATATAGCAATTGGTCCTTCTGCTCTTGCCAATGCAACTACTGGAAACTCAATTATAGCAATTGGTGAAAATGCTCTTGTATCAAATACATCTGGAATCTTGTTATTTGGTCTTGGTGTTAATGCACTTGCAAGCAACACAACAGCCAACCAAAACACAGCAATTGGTAATCAGGCAATGTACAGCACCACCACTGGTGGTGGATCTGTTGCTATTGGTGCTTTTTCTCCATTAGGTGGAAATACAACAGGAACAGGGCATGTTGCAGTTGGTAATGCAACTCTTGCAAATAACCATACTGGTATTCAAAATACAGCAGTAGGTGGTCTTGCACTTCTATCAACTGTTTCTGGTAGTGGAAGCACTGGAGTTGGAAGACAGGCACTTCAACAAACATCATCTGAAATAGCAACCTTTACGACTACTGGTGGTAGTGGATATACAGATGGAACCTACACAGGAATAAATCTATATCCAAATTATAGTTATTTCTTTAGTCAAGCAGTAGCAACTCTTGTTGTATCAGGTGGAGTTGTAACAACAGTTACACTTACGAATAATGGTATTGGAATGAGAGTAGGAGCAACTGCTTCCTTTGATTCAGGAGAAGTTCCAGCAGGATTACAGGCTGGTTCAGGATTCTTTATCACTATTGATACAGTAAATACTGGTAGCCAGAACACAGCCCTTGGATGGCAAGCAGGACGATATAATATTACAGGATCACGAAATCTGTTCCTTGGATATTCTGCAGGTATAAATGAAACATCATCTGATAATCTATATATATCTAACACCAACACATCAACACCTTTAATCAAGGGTAAGTTTGACTCTGCTGGTGGAAATGCTGGATCTGTACGGATTTATGGAGATTTGCAATTAACTACAAAGACTCCAGCCTCAGCATCTGCGACGGGAACCGTAGGAACAATTACATACGATAATGATTACATCTATATCTGTATAGCAACTGATACTTGGAAGCGAGTAGCAATAAGCACATGGTAAAATTAACTAAGGGAAAAGGGTAATCAAATGAGTCTATCTAAAAGACTAAAGGCATCTGGCGAAACCAGAGATATGAACAGTCAATATATTCTTCCATTGATTCCACCTCGTCCTTTATTTGGTGTAGCCAATACAGGTACATATGTTGACACAGAGTCTGCAATTCGCACATCTACAGTTTATGCATGTGTAAGACTACTTGGAGATACTATTTCTTCATTGCCAATGGGTGCTTATGTACGCAGAGGACGCAATCGTTTATCTTATGCATCAGTTTATGGAGATGTTCCAGCATGGATTAATACTCCAAACCCAGAACAAACAAGACTAGAATTCATTGAGCAAGTAATTACTTCTATGCACCTACATGGTAACGCATTTATTTTGACGGTACGAGATGATAATAACGAAGTAACAGAACTATATGTATTAAACCCAAATGAAGTAAGAATTGAAAGACCTATCCCAGGAGAACCACTTGTTTACAGAGTTAAGGATATAGACAATGCTCTATATGATCAAATTCTGACAAGTAATGAAGTTCTTCATATTCCACTATTTAGAATGCCAGGATCATACTATGGCTTAAGCCCAATTGGTGCTTGCCGTATGTCTGTTGGTATTGCACAGGCTTCTGATACATATGCTGCATCATATTTTGGTAACGCTGCTAACCCTGGTGGAGTTATTGAAGTTGCAGGAGAATTAAATGCAGAACAAGCAGGAGACATTGCTCGTAACTGGCAAGAATCACACTCAGGTCCATATATGGCAGGTAAAGTTGGTATTCTTTCTGGTGGTGCAGCATTTAAGCCACTTACACTCAATGCCTCTGACGCACAACTGCTTGAAGCAAGAAAATTTAATGTTGAAGACATTGCAAGAATCTTCCGTGTTCCACTTACACTACTAGGACACCCTGTTGCAGGTGCTATGTCTTACTCATCTGTAGAAGCACAGAACCTTTCATTTGTACAGTATTCATTGCGTTCATTGCTAGAGCGTTTGGAACAATCACTATCTCCACTACTTCCTGAGTCAGATGGATTTATTAGATTTAACCTTGATGCACTTTTGCGTGGTACTACAATTGAGCGATTTGATGCCTACACAAAGGGATTAAGAGAAGGCTTCTTGTCACTAAACGATGTACGCAACTATGAAGACTTATCATCACTTGGTGAGCCAGGAGATCAGTATAGACTTCCTCTACAAAACATTGATGCTTCACAAGCACCACTTGTTGGAGATAAGATGAAGGCTGAGATTGCATCTATCCTTGTCCAGGTTGGTTACAACCCAGATGATGTTGCTAAGATGCTAGATATCTCAGAACTAACTCACACAGGATTGCCTTCAGCACAATTACAGCAAGTATCCTTAGTTGATCCAACAGATCCAAAGGCTGCTTACAGTGATGAGGTCAAGGAATAATGCCTATAGAAAATGTTCCAGAGTTCATCAAGAACAATGCCCAAAGAGGACTGGATTATTTAGCAGAAGGTTTTGGTGGCGACGGTTTAACTGAAGGTACCAAGAGAGCAGCAAGAGAGATGGCAGCAGGTCGTATCTCTGATGATAAAGTAAGAAAGATGGCACCTTGGTTCGCAAGACACAAGGCAGATGGACAAGCACCACAGAATAAAAATTCCTCAGATCCAGGATATCCTGGTGCAGGATTAGTTGCTTGGTTACTTTGGGGTGGCAATGCAGACTTTGATGATGCTGCTCAGGACTGGGCACAACGCCAAATTGATAAATTAGATAATGAAACTAATAAAGCAAGGAGCAAGATGAAGAAGACTGAACGCCGTACTTTTACGGTCAGAGACATAGAAGCAAGACAGGCAGACGACGGTACTATGCGTATGGCAGGCTACGCTGCTGTGTTTAACGAAGCATCTGTTCCTTTGCCATTCATTGAGAAGATTGCACCAGGTGCATTTAGAAAGACACTATCTGAGACACCAGATGTTCGTTTATTGGTTAACCACGAAGGATTACCTATGGCCAGAACCAAAAACGGTACAATGAGATTGTCTGAAGATGAAAAAGGACTATTCTTTGAAGCAGAACTAGCAAACACACAAGAAGCAAGAGACCTATATACACTTGTTGAGCGTGGTGATGTTGATCAAATGTCGTTTGCATTTAGAGTTATCCGTCAAAATTGGAGCAAAGACCGTTCAGAAAGAACTCTTACAGAGGTAAGCCTTTCTGATGGAGATGTATCAATCGTCACATATCCTGCATATACTGCAACTTCTGTAGAGGCTAGAGAATTAATTAAGAGAGCCATGAATGAAATCAAGGCAGGTAGAGAAATAACAGGCGAATCACTATTAGTATTAAAGCAAATCTTTGGAGACTTATCTGAAGGTCACGACTACATCATGAAGGCAGTAGAAGTAATGTCTATGCTGTTTGGTGATGGCGAGATGGAAGAAGATTCTACTTATCCAATGCTTGAGGTTGAAGAAGATGAATTAGAAATGTCCAAGCGTGAAGAAGTTGGAGATTTTGTTCGTTGGAATTCATCTGGTGGCATTGCAAGAGGCCGTATTGAAGAAATCAAAACAGAAGGATCTATTAATGTTCCTGACTCAGATTTTAGCATTGCAGCAGAAGAAGGAGATCCAGCAGTTCTAATTCGTGTATATAAAGAAGTAGAAGATGGTTGGGTAGCAACTGATACTCTTGTTGGACACAAAATGTCTGAACTAACATACATTGACCCACTTCCAGAAGCACAAGAAGAGGCTGCTAATGTTCTAAATGTTGTAGATGTTCCTGGTCAAGGTGGAAAGATTGTTGGAGATTTCCCATCAGTTCTTAACTTCTTGCCAGATAACATGCCAAGATCAATGTCTCTACGCTTAGCACAAGCAAAGAGAAACACAATAAAATAATATTCCTATCTAACAAGATAGGTAGAAGTCGGAGTTAGGTTCACACCCGTAAGCGTCGTGAAATCCATAACCACCACCTCAAACTAACATAACTCACAAAAGGAGAACAATAAATGTCTTATTTAGACAAAGTAATTGAACGCCGTGATGCAGTTAAGGTTGAAATGGATGCTATTCTTGAGGCAGTTGCTGCAGAGAACCGTACAGACCTTACAGAAGATGAATCAGCAAAGGTTGATACCTTGGTTGAAGAGTCACGCTCACTAGATTCAAAGATTGAAAAGTTGACTGCTCAAGCAGCAGCAGATGCTAAGGCTGCAGAAGCACGATCATCAGTTGCTGAAGTTGCAATGCCAAAGGTTGGCGGAACAAAGGTAACTCGTGAAAATCGTACATACACACCAGAAGGCGAAGCATCATTCGTAAAGGATGCATTCAACGCTAAGTTTGGTAACGATTACGCAGCAGCAGAGCGTCTTGCTCGTCACTCTCGTGAAGAGGAAATTGAGCGTCGCTCAGTAGGAACTGGCAACTTTGCTGGTCTCGTAATTCCTCAGTACCTTGTTGATCTAGCAGCACCATTTGCTCGTGCAGGTCGCCCAACAGCAGACTTCGCAACAAACAAAATGGCACTTCCAGCAGCAGGTATGACACTAAATATCT